GATCTGATCTATCCGGTAGGCTCAATTTACCTGTCGGTTAATTCTGTTTCTCCTGCTTCACTTTTTGGAGGCACCTGGGAACCAGTCAGCGGACAGTTCCTGCTGGCATCCGGAAACGGATATACAGCAGGAGATACCGGAGGGGAAGCTGCACATACACTTACTGCTTCTGAGATGCCGTCACATCAGCACACTGGAACTACAGACAGCGGAGGTTCTCACAGTCACAGCTACGGGTCAGGTAAATATGTGCATCTGACCACAGATGGTGACACCGGCGCAGATACATATTCCGGAAATATTTCCGGATCGGGATACAAACTTCCAAGGTCCAAAGACTCGGAGAACTATTCTCACGGAAGCAGTACCGTAAGCGGAGGTTCCCATACGCATTCCTTTACCACGGGATATGCGGGAGGCGGAGCGGCGCACAACAATATGCCGCCGTATCTCGTTGTAAATGTCTGGAAACGGACGGCTTAACAGAAAGGAGCAACCTATGAAAGAATTCTGGGCAGTTAATCAGGCAGTTCTTGCCGTACTCGGCGGGTGGATCGGGTATTATCTCGGTGGCTGCGACGGGCTGATTTTTCTTCTCGCCGCATGCGTCATCATCGATTACATCACAGGCGTCATGTGCGCCATTTCGGCCAAGCGGTTATCATCTGCTGTCGGGTTTAAGGGGATCTGCAGGAAGGTCCTCATTTTTTTACTTGTCGGTCTTGCGAATCTGATCGACATCTACGTCGTAAAATCCGGTTCCGTTGTACGAACTGCAGTGATCTTCTTCTACATCTCAAATGAAGGAGTATCTTTACTGGAAAACGCCGGGCATCTGGGCCTTCCGATTCCAGTGAAACTGAAAGCTGTGCTCGAGCAGCTTCATGACCGGGCAGAAAAGGAGGAAAATTAAATGACAGGTAAAGGCATAGACGTAAGCCACTGGCAGGGAAACATCAACTGGGCAAAGGTAAAGACTTCTGGTATCAGATTCGCGATCATCAAAGCTGGAGGCTCCGATGACGGCTTCTATACGGACAGCAAATGGGAAGCCAACTACAAAGGAGCGAAGGCAAACGGCATTGCAGTCGGTGCGTACTACTTTGCCGGCCCGAAGTGCGTGACAGCGGAAGCTGGAAGAGCTGACGCGAAGAGGTTCATCAGGCTTCTAAAAGGAAAAAAGCTGGAGTATCCGGTTTACTTTGACTGTGAAGCGCAGCCGGCAGCAAAACGTTCCGGCACCACAAAGGCCGCCCTGGCTTTCTGCAAGGAGCTAGAAAAAGCAGGCTACTATGCCGGAATCTACGCTTCAACCTACTCCGGTTTTCAGGATCGCCTGGACGATGCGAAGCTCCATTCCATCGCCCACTGGGTAGCGCAGTACGCAGGTAAATGCAGCTACCGCGGGGATTACGGCATCTGGCAATACTCCTCCTCTGGGAAGGTCCCAGGGATTAGTGGAAACGTGGATATGAACTATGCCTACATCGACTATCCTTCCATCATCAAAAAAGGAGGATTCAACGGCTATCACAAAGGCAGTACTTCTGCTAGTAAAATGAGCCTTCCTGCCACCGACCTGAAACGAGGCGACAGCGGTTCTCAGGTCATCCGGCTCCAGGAGTGCCTAAACAAAATCATGAAGGCAGGATTTGATGTCGATGGTCTATTTGGCCCTGCTACCGAAAAGGCAGTGAGGATCTTCCAGCAGAAACATGGACTTGCAATTGACGGAATTGCGGGCCCAAAGACCATAGCCAAAATCAAGGCTCTGCTCTAACTGAATATGACTTCTTGATACGGCTAGAAGGAAAACTCCTTTTAGCCGTGATTTTTTTGCTCAAAATGCTTCTTTTTCTCCAGTAGAAGGTAGGAGGAAAACGATCCATGAGCAAAGACAATGACAACTTCTACACAAATGAGCGGATCCAGAATGATCTCAACTATGAGAGAGCCAAAGCAATCGCAGATCAGATGCTTCATTGCAGCCTGTTAAGTCCCGGCGAATATGACAAATTTATGGACATCAATCGCAAAACTTTCTCTCCCCTGTTTTGGGAAATCTTCCCTCATTCTCTTGCTATGTGCGGCAATCAGAGTGATGTATAGACACGGGAAAGGAGGACATTTGACCTTGAAAAAAGTAACGAAGATAGAAAAAACGACAAGCAAAAGAAAGAAAATCCTGCGGGTTGCAGCCTATTGCCGTGTCAGTACGGATAGCGATGAACAGCTTGAGAGCCTGAATACGCAAAAATCTCACTATGAAAGCTACATCAGTTCCAAAGACGACTGGCAGCTTGCCGGCATCTACTACGACGAAGGCATCAGCGGAACAGGAAAAGCCGCCCGGCCTGAGCTAGAACATCTCATCTCGGACTGCGAAGCCGGAAAAATCGATCTGGTGATCACGAAGTCCATCAGCCGCTTTTCCAGAAACACTGCGGACTGCCTGAGCCTCGTGCGAAGGCTTTTAGACCTGAACATCCCGATCTGGTTTGAAAAGGAGAACATCAACACCGGATCCATGGAAAGCGAGCTCTTTCTTTCCATTCTTTCCAGCATGGCTGCAGATGAATCCTACTCCATTTCACAGAACATGAAATGGAGCGCCAGGAAGCGGTTTGAAAACGGAACCTTCAAAGTGGTGTACCCACCCTATGGCTACGACTGGAACGGAGAACAGATGGTGGTCAACAGGAAACAGGCTGAAGTCGTTCAATTCATCTTTAACGAAGCACTCAAGGGAACCGGAAGCGATACAATCGCCGATCTTCTAAACGGCAAAGGCATCCCGGCAAGAAACGGACGTGCCTGGCGGCGCTCCACTGTCCACTGCGTGCTAACCAATGAGAAGTACACCGGAGACTGTATCTTCCAGAAGACCTGGACCGACTCTTCCTTCAAGCGTCACATGAACCGCGGTGAAAAAGATGCGGTCCTCGTGAAAGACCACCACGAGTCCATCATCAGCCGTGAGGACTGGGAGAACGTACAGCGCCTAATCCAGCAGCGTTCGCAGGAAAAGAATATCGAAAAGAACAGCCAGAAATACTTAAGCCGCTACACCTTTACCGGAAGGATCCTCTGCGGATGCTGCGGGAGCACGTTTAAACGGCGTATCGCCTACTCCTCTTCTGAAAGTCCTGTGATCTGGGTGTGCAAGACACATCTGCAGGGAAAAACGAAATGCCCGATGCAGTCCATCAAAGATGAGGACCTGAAGCGTTCGTTTCTTACCATGATGAACAAACTGATCTACTCCCACCGGCTGATCTTAAGGCCCTATGCAAACAGCCTGAAGGATAACGCAAAAAAAGAAACGCTGGACCAGATCGATGCTCTGAAGGAACGGCTTTCGGAAAATGCCAGAAAGCGACAGACCTTAACCCGCCTGATGACGCAGGGAATCATCGACCAGACGCTCTACAGTAGAGAAACTGCAGATCTTTTTGCGGCTTCAGAAGGCATCCAGAAGGAGATTGGCCTCCTGGAGAACTCCGCCTCCGATGTCACAGAGGTACTGCTAAAGGCAAGAGCCCTTCTTCACTTCACCGAGAAAAGTGAAATGCTTCAGGAGTTTGACGACGAACGGTTTGATGAGTTCGTCGATCATATCACGGTGCATTCCCGTCATGAGATCACCTTCTGTCTGAAGTGCGGGCTAGAGCTTAAAGAAAGGATGTGAGGTTATGAGAACCATACTATACGGCTACCGGATCGAAGGCGGCAAAGCTGTCGTCTGCAAAGAGGAAGCAGAAAAACTGCAACAGCTTTTTAAGAACTACCTTGCCGGGATGTCTTTGTCAAAAGCAGCATCCAGCGCAGGAATCAAGGCTACGCACTCCTCGATCAAACGGCTGCTTGAAAACAGACACTACCAGGGCGATGACTTCTACCCTGCCATTACTGATAAAGAAACACTCGACCGGATCCACGAGGAACGGATGCAGCGGGCCAAGAAAACGGGAAGACTGCACCCAAGCAGGAAGCCCAAAGCAAAGAAGCCTGCAGCGACGAAATTCACCATCTCTGCTCCGGAGCAGACGACCGGAAATCCTAAGAAGCGTGCAGAGTACTTGTACAGTCTGATTGAAAGTGAGGAATAACGATGGGAAATATTACAATCATTCCTGCAAGAAGAAAGATAGGAAATACCGTCAAACAGGCAGAAAAGCCAAAGCTGCGTGTTGCAGCCTACTGCCGCGTCAGCACGGATACCGAGGAACAGGAAACCAGCTACGAAACGCAGGTCTCCCACTACACGGAGTACATCAACAGCCATCCAAACTGGCAGCTTGCCGGCATCTTCGCCGACGACGGCATCAGCGGAACCAACACCAAGAAACGGGAACAGTTCAATAAAATGATCGATGAATGCATGGCGGGAAACATCGACATGGTCATAACAAAATCCATCAGCCGATTTGCCCGTAACACCTTGGACTGCCTGAAATACATCCGGCAGCTGAAGGAAAAGAACATCGCCGTCTGGTTTGAAAAGGAGAACATCAACACGATGGACGCCAAGGGAGAAGTTCTGATCACAATTATGGCAAGCCTTGCGCAGCAGGAATCCCAGTCCCTCTCCCAAAACGTCAAGCTCGGCATCCAGTACCGCTACCAGCAGGGAAAGGTCCAGGTCAACCACAACCGCTTCCTAGGATATACGAAAGACGAAAACGGAAACCTCGTCATTGATCCCAAGCAGGCCGAGGTGGTGCGCAGGATCTACCGGGAGTACCTCGAAGGCTACTCCATGAAAACCATCGCGCAGCATCTGGAGCAGGATGGCGTTCTCACCGGAGCAGGCAATACCAAATGGTACGATTCCACGATCAACAAGATCCTAAGGAATGAAAAGTACATGGGAGATGCCCTCCTCCAAAAGACGGTAACCACGGACTTCCTGACCAAGAAGCGAGTCAAAAACAACGGCGTTCTCCCTCAGTACTACGTCGAAGACGACCATGAAGCGATTATTCCTAAAGAGCTTTTCATGCAGGTTCAGGAGGAGCTCGTCCGACGGCGAAACGTCCATCGCTCCCCTTCCGGCAAGAAGCGGGTCTACTCCGGAAACAACTGCTTTTCCCAGATCATCGTCTGCGGAGAATGCGGCGATCTCTACCGAAGAGTCCACTGGTACATCCACGGCAAAACCGCCATCGTCTGGCGCTGCATCAGCCGGCTTGATCCATCTTCCGTAGTCAAAGTCTGCAAAAACCGCACCATCAAGGAAGAATGGCTGAAGGACATCACCGTAAGAGCCTTCAATCTGCTCCTTACCGGAAAAGACGAATTCCTGCATCAGCTCCAGGAAAACATGGTGAAAGCCATCCGCGAATCCGATCCATCCAGCGCGGAGGGCATCCAGTTAAGGCTCGATGAACTGCAGACGGAGCTCATCAGGAAAGCAAACAGTAAAGAAGACTACGACGCCATCGCCGATGAGATCTTCCGACTGCGGGAAGAAAAGGAAAAGGCCGATTCCTCAGCCAGGAGCCAGGAAGACCTGCAGAAAAGAATCACCGAGCTGCAGGATTTCCTGAAAGATCAGCAGACTGATATCGCCGAGTTCGACGAGCGCATGGTGCGAAAGCTCATCCGGCAGATCACCATCTATCAGGATAAAGCCGTAATTGAATTCAAGTCCGGGCTTGAGGTCGACATCAACCAGTAAGAGCAGGCCAGCTCAAGGGATTTTCTCCCAGAGCGGCCTGCTCTCTTTAATCAATACGCTGGATTTTGTTAAATCCGATAGATCATATCCCCCGTATTCCATATACGCATAATTCCAAAGATCGGACCATCTTCTCCTTGCCAAATCCACCCCTGAAATGTTGTGTCATATCCAGAGTACCCTTCCGTAACGATCTCAAAGTCTGCATCAGGATATTTTGCGTTAAACTCAGCAAGAGACATCGATTCCCCGCTGAACGATTTCTCCCCATCATATCCATACGGCCTCTTAAACACCATGATGTCGCACTCTTCTATATCAGCCTTTGTAAACTCAATGATTCCCTGATAACATTTTTCTTCATCGCCAGCATATTGAAATATCCGATCTAGCTTCAAAGTTAAAGTCGTTTCATTAATTTCAAACTGTATTATCCGACTGTCATGTAAACTAAAGGGGATATTACTTTTTCTGTCTCTGATATAATCCATGTTCCTCTCCATAAATTCTGATTTAGCTTTATCTAGCTAAAGTTGAATCGCTTTGACATCCAACCCCTACCCTACATCTAATCACGAGCCGCAACCTGCCCGATTATTTAATCGCGACACACAACCCTGTAAAAAACGCCTTGGATAACTTCCCTATGTGCTGTTTTTCAGCCAGATTTCAGGGACGCTGAAATTTTCCACGATTCCCGGACCCCGCTGATTTCAGCAGGTTCCGGCCTCGTCTTATTTTTTCTTCGACATCAACGCTACCGTCTCAACGTGGCCCGAGCTTTAAGAATGGATGTCGGATAAGTTCCCGTTTACGGGAAAAAGTCCTCTCTCCGTTCAAGGAAACAAGTCCAAGGAAAAATCGGGTCTAAATTACTGTGTTTTTACGTCTGACCGTTTTCGGGAACTGGTCAAAAGACTCGTTTCTTCTTATTATAATGCATATCGTAGATTTTTCCCATCGTCTCGAGAGTAAGGTTTGCGGGAAACTGTCTGATTTCCCATCGTCTCAACCCCCCTGCAATTCATCAGCATAATAGTTTTTAATTGTATTCGTTAAGCCGAAATTGCCTGTTATTGTTCATGAATCTTCTTGCCAGTAATATACTCAGGTACGATTTCAAGCATCTGAACCTTCTTCCGATTTCTTTCAAGATCCGCCTTGTAGAAATCTTCAATATGATCCGGATAGATATGCTCCGCAAGTCTCATCACATTTTTCAGCACTTTTTCGCGATCTTCCAACATATGTATGCGGCCAAAGACAATGACACTTTTTACATATAAACCGAAATCTCCAGCTTCGCGTGGCTGATCTTCCAAAACTGTAAATGATACTTTGTCATAGTTTTTCGCAGCATCAACCTTATGCCCCTCGCCTGCACAATGAATGTAGATATGTCCGTCATCCCCAACGACATAGTTGACCGGCACTCCATAAGGATATCCTTCATCCCCAAGCAGCGACAAAGTTCCTCTGTGACCGTTTTTCAGTACGTTTTTCGCGTCAATGTCTTCCAGCTGCTGTTTAAATCGTCTCATTTTTTTCATCGTTCTATTCTCCTTCATTTTTCATATAGAAACTGATGGTAAGTCTTCGGAACATAAATGCCGAATTTGTCCATCAGCAGTTTCACAGCCTTTTCATTCGTATGGAGATCCTCCCTCCATTCCACTTTGGAATCCCGATAGATCTTGAATGTGTTACCGACGATCGTAAGATTGCTGTCCGGGGTAAAAATTGAAATCTTCATAAATTTATTAAACGTGGACTCCGGATGCCGTTCGCGGAAAGATAGCGTACATATTGGCAAGATCGTCAATCTCAATAATTGCTCCAATCTTTTTCCATCCGCTTGCTGATTTCTTTTCTTGCTTGAATTGCCGCAGGCGAAAGTGTATATTGTGTAATTCCGCCATGACCGGCGTCCCCAAACTTGGAAAATGTTGCGATCATATCTTTCATTCTATTAAAACGCTTTCTTTGATACAAGGGCCTTATACATTTCCTGATGGCAAAAAGCCGGAAATAGCGTTGCTTTGCGCCATTTCCGAGATTTTCACTGTCGCCTTTTTTCTCCATCGAAGCGTTGAACTTCTAGTATTCATATCCTCACCAGTCAATACTGATCACACAATACAACACCCTCCGAGTGAAATGATTAAAATGTGTGGAATTCTTAAATAGTGTAGAGCAATATCGAAAAATACATTGCATCGATTACCACCTAAACATTTCAAGCAATATTTTCACAAGCATATCAGTACGTGCTTTAATCTTCTCAACTGTCCAAGTATCCTCATTTACAACCGACTGATTAAGAAAAAGTCCATTCCTGTATCCAATGTCTTTCGACTTGTCTTTGGACTTGCGATTCTTTTTCTGCTCAAATGACATGTTCGACAAATTCTGATTATATCCGGTAATTGTAAGATTCCCAAGTGTATGTACATAATCAGAACGATACTTTTCAGCGAGTCCCTTGTCTCCGCCAGCAATCATCTTTACCCAGCTTTCAGGGATATTCTCGCCTTCCGGGAAAATGTGTTCGATAGTCCAAATATACTTTTTACTATTATCTCTCATCCATAGATCTGAATAAATTTCCTTTGTCTGGTGCTGAGCTTCTATGCTGCACAATAGAAATCTTGTAGCTTCTGGATTTTCATCGTAAATAGATCCTCTGAGTTTGCTCTCAAACAAATCATCCGGAGCAGACACAACTTTAAGTCGGCTTTGGATTGATCCCACAGCTTCATTACCTTTTAAATTTTTTATTTCAGAAATGATATCTATAAAAAGCTGTATCAACCTCCTGGTATTTGGAACATCGGTGATATTACGACGTACAAAAAATGTGATTAAGATTGTAATGACTGTGTTCAGGTTTTCATCAGAAAGTGCCATTTCAGTTTGATTTGAAATAATATACAAGAGAAGAATATATGATGGTGCTCCTGCTATCCTTGCCAGATCTTGAAGGGCCGAACTATATATATAAGTATCCTCACTGTTGTTAGTAATTACAGAATAAACCTTCGATTTTTCAAGCAGATCATCCAGAAGTTTCTTATAGTCGCTCTTGATCATTTTCTCATAAATATCGAGTAGAGTAGTTCTCGTAGCCAGATAACCAAGGTAATATTTTCTGTCAGAAACACTATATGGTTCATTAAGTTTTTCTCTGAAAGCATTGTAATACTGACGGAAGAAACGTTCTTGCACCGAATAATCATCCTGTCCGACATTCGCTAAAATCTGCTTCCATACCTCATAGCTATTGTCAGCATCGGATTTTGTTTCAGCCTGTGATATCAATGTATTCTTTATCAGGTCTAAAGCAGACAGAGGAACACCTCGATGATTCAGGGATTCAAAAAGCATCTAGGCATCTTTGTTTGTATCAACTTCAATTCCAACCATTATGGCAGACTGAAATTTCCGGACGATCCCAAACAGAACTCCTATCTCACTGATATTTGGACTTTGCGTTTTTAAATCAGCTAATTCTTCATCAATTAATTTCCCGAAGTGTTTATATGCCTTCGAAATACGTCGATTTCCAAAATAAAGCGGAGAAGACTTAACATCTGTAGTAATTCCCTTATCAGCAAGAATAAAAGCAAAGTCTTCATCATTCATGTTCTGTTTCTGCAGAATAAGGCGCTGCTGATATTCTGTCTTCTTGGTACCATCAGGATTATAAGATATCTTTTTTATTGCAAGCTCTTCTCGCAGATGGGCGAGGTCGAAATTTTCTTCTTCATCCATCTGCTTTTTTCGATCGTGCAGCTTTTCGTATAAAGCAGTTAGCAAAAGCATAAGAGACGTAAATCGCTGCTGCCCGTCGATTATCTCAAGAACGGTTCCTTCCAGGGATCCATTATTTACACAGATATAAGAGCCGAGAAAATATCCGTTTTCATTTTCAGTAACGTCATTAAATAGAGCATCCCACTCTTTGATGCCCCACGTATATTCTCTTTGGTATTTGGGAATCCGATATATTTTTTCCCCATGAAAAATATCCTCAATTGGAGGATGCACTACTTGCTTGATCATCGTTTTTCTTCTCCTTACTCCCTGCCCAACGCTTTAAACACTATATTTCCCTCGATATATTATATCGCTTCCATCAGACTGAGCAGATTCTGATACGAGTCCACCTGATCATAGACCACATCATCCGTCGATATTTCATTGAACAACTTCTTCGCGCACTTGATCTTCGCCTGCTCGATCGGACGCAGATCCATGCTCTCCATCGATCCCTTGGTCTCGGCAATGAAATAAATATGCTTTACGGTTCCCTTCTTAAAAGCGATTGCCCAGTCAGGAGCGTAGTTGCCTACCGGAGTCGGAATCTGGAAGCCACGAGGCAGCTTCGCGTACACAACTACCTTGTCGTCAAGATCCATGTCTTCGGCAAATTTTCTCTCAACGGACTTCTCTGCAGTACCATCAGTAAATACATAGTCCTGCACATTCTTCTTTGCTTGATAAGCCTTGGAAAAATCTTTGTTCTTTTCTGCTGTAAAAATCGAAGAATCATAGGTTCCATCTGTCTTGTTGTAAGTGATGTCATCCACGATCATCGTTGCCTTCTCTTCATTGATCATTTTAATGACCTTGGAGATAAACTCCTCTGGATTGTTTTTGTACATGGCAAACTTTTCAGGAGAAATGCCCTTCAAAATCGCAGTTACAGTTCTTCTGGTAAGATGCGTACCTGCTCCAACCTTTCCGATCAGATCATACTTCACCTGCGAGGTTTCCCCTCGTTTGAGATTATATGTATGGCTTTTTTCCGAAATAAATCCGGTGCCTGACTTCACCGTATCTGCGCTCCAGTCTTCTCCTTGCATTCCCTTGGTCACAGTGTACTGCAGCCGCGCGACAAAGAGTTTCTCATCAATATGTCTAACAGCCTTCCCAATCAGCTCCTCGCTGTCAAAATGCACCGTATAGCTCCACTTGTGATTGATGTAATTCCAGAGAGTCTGGAACTCCTTCTTATAGAAATTATCGTTGAGCGCATTCTCTGGAACTTTAGTCTTGTGCCCGTCATCAATCATTCCATCGAGGGCATGTTCGTCAAAGATACCCCTTACAAGGGCATGAACACCATCTTCAATATCTTTGATCTTCTCCGGCATCGGTGCAAAAGCTTTATTCTCTTCATCCGTGCGATATTTATCTGTTACATGGCCATCCTCGTCGATGTAATCATTTTTCACCAAATAGAAATAGATCGTCTGAGCCTGGTCATCTGTAATCGTGACAATATCGTTCCCGAGCTTAAGCCTCTTGCCCGCAAAGTATTCAGGTGCAGCTTTTGTCGGACGTTCATACAGATCGTCTTTGATTTCCTTCTGAAGAGATGAGACAAAATCCTTATATCCGTCACTTGCAATTACAGTCAGTTTATTGACCTCCTGCACTTCAGATCCGAGAACGTGCTCATCCATACGATCGCCGGACTGATTTACACAGATACGAAGGCCTCGTCCCACTTCCTGACGCTTGTTCGTTGTGCTGTCTCCGCCATGTTTCAATGTACAGATCTGGAAAACGTTCGGATTGTCCCAACCTTCTCGCAGAGCGGAATGAGAAAAGATAAAGCGAACCGGATTGTCGAAGGAAAGCAGCCGCTCCTTATCTTTCAGGATCAGTTCATAAGCAGATTCGTCATCACTGATATCAGATCCACGCTTGATCTTGGAATCGACCTTTCGTCCTTTCTTGTCAATGCTGAAATAACCGGCATGCGTAGAATGCACATCGATACTGCGCAGATACTGTTCATACGGCGTATTGAACAAGTTCAGATACTCATTGAGAATCGAAGTATATTCCTCCTCGAACATCTGGCCGTACTCAGAATTGACCTCATTTCCGTCCTCGTCATATTTCCGGTAGTTCTCAACCTTATCGATAAAGAACAGAGAAAGTGTTTTGATTCCGCGGTTGTAGAGTTCCTTCTCCTTCTCAAAATGAGAACGGATCGTCTCTCTGATCTGAACCCGGCGGATATCCTTCTCGCTTACATCTCCCTGTACTTCACCTGTGTGAATCTCAACTCCATTTGTAAATGTCAGAACACCTTTGATTGGATCAATGTCATTTATATGATATCCCTGATACTGCTCCATTCCTTTAGAAAGAGCATAGAGATCATCATCCACGCCGACAATACGTGTTTCCCGATTAATGGATTTTGCATAACCGATCTCAAACTCCAGCCGGGCCCTTGGCGGCTTATTCGGAGAGATTACGATTTCTTCAAGGAACAGATAGCCGTCCGTTCCACGGAGATTCTTAATATCAAACCCCTTTACTTCGATTTTCTTTACGAGTTTCATCTGGTAAGCATCCAGCGCATCCAGGACGTAAACAAGATCATGATGCTCCTTATGCGTAGCTGAATAATTCAGAGTAAAAAGCGGATTGAATTCTTCCAGTGACTTCTGTGTCTTCTTTCCACCCATTTTCTGAGGTTCATCCAAAATGACAATCGGACGGTTGGCCGCAATTACATCAATTGGTTTTCTGCTTCCGAACTCATCCAGTTCCATCCGGATTCTTCTGGCATCCTTGCCTCTGGCATTGAATGCCTGTACATTGATGATCATGACAGAAAGATCAGCACTGGAGCTGAAGTTATCGATATCCGTCAGATTCTTAGAGTTATAGACAAAGAACCGGGCCTTCTTGCCATACTGTTCCATGAAATGATCCTGCATGGTCTGAAAGCTTTTCTGGACTCCTTCGCGGATCGCAATTGAAGGGACGACCACGATGAATTTACTCCAGCCATACTGCTTATTCAGCTCAAACATGGTCTTGATGTAAACATATGTTTTACCGGTTCCGGTTTCCATCTCAACATCGAGAGAGCAAGCCCCCATGTGCTTAGCCAAAGAAGATGACGTCGTAATATTATTGTCATTCTGAACATCGCGGATATTCTTTAATAGCTGTCCCGGCGCCAGCGCAACAGGAGCATTGGCAAATCCCATATACAGTTCTTCATCAGACAGATTCAAGTTAAATAGGTTTCGCTCGATTTTCTGCGTTCCTGTATCACGACGATATCCAACTTTATCCTGGAACGGCTGACCGGCAAAGACCTTCACGACACTGTTTACCGCTTCCGTCTGGTAATTTTGTATAGTAAATTTGAATTTCATCTCAGCCATTTTAAAGTACCTTTCTTACTGTCTGAGGGCTGTACGTCTCAAAGATCTGTTCAAAATTCGCAGCCACACTATCGTCCGCCATGGAACTATCACGGAGCACTGCATAAAACGGGTGCTGCTTAGCAATTTCTGTAACAACGTCTTCCGTTACATTCTGATCAAAGCAGGCAATCAGATATCCATCTTCTACGGAGAAAACCTTTTTCCCGGCGATCTCTGTCTGTTCGATTTTGGAAGATAAAAGCACGCCAAGATCCAGCATCACCTGGATCAGCAAATCCTCCGGCGTACGATCTTCCTTGATATTATCCGTGAACTGATCAAGGCTCATCTGGCCAACTTCTGCAGGTCGATAATATACATCCTTCATGTTAGAAGAATCCACCTTAAAACAACGGAAACCATAATCAATATCAGCGCCGGTTTCTTCCTTAATTTTCTTATCTGCACGGCGGATGCGTTCTTCGCCGATGTCACAGATTGTTTTATAGCCGGCCTTATATGCTTCTGATTTCTCTGCTGTCTCTTCCGGAAGCTGGACCATAATGAATTTACGATTACCGCCGTCTTCAGCATTCAATTGCATAACGGCATGAGCAGTTGTCGCAGAGCCTGAGAAAAAGTCAAGTATGATATCATCGTTTGTAGTATTTGCTAAATCAATTAATTTGTACAATAAAGTTGTTGGCTTTGGTTTATCAAAGAAAGATTTTCCATCAAAAATCTTCATCACTTCTTTTGTTCCATTTGTTGTGGTTCCTACTTTTTCTGCACTAAACCACGAATTGTCAATTGATCCAAATTCCTTTTTTTCCTCATAAAAGGATTTTATCTGAGGGCGACCCTTCCCATCTTTGCCAAAGATTATTCGCCCATCAGCTAAAGCACTGGAGAATTTTTCAGGAGAAATTCTCCAGTGCCTCCCTCTTGGTGGAAGGTGCTTCTCCCCAGTGATAGAATTTGTTACTTCATATGTAAGATTTGGTCTAACATTCGGGGCATCGAATGGATCGGCTTTCCATAATCCTCTTGGATCGTTATCAGGGTTGTCAAATTTACTTTTGTCAAGGGGTAACGGTTTGCATACAAAACTATCCCGTTTATGCCATTCTTTATAGTTGCTTTCTTTCAATCTTCGATTTTCCCGTCTTCTTCGTTTTGCATAAACACAAATATATTCATGATTTACACTAAAATCCGTATCATTCTGTACTGATGCTCTTGATTGCCACGGAATTTCTGCTACCAGATTATTCATGCCAAAAATTTCATTACAAATATTTTTTAGAGAATCTATTTCATTATCATCAATACTAATAAAAATAACTCCGTCATCTCTCAATAAATCTTTTGCTAATCTTAATCTGGGATAAATCATATTTAACCAATTTGTATGAAACCGTCCATTACTCTCACTGTTTGGTACTAAACGATTTCCTTCTTCATCTACCTGACCACTATTTTCAGCATACTCAACAGCACTCTGAGAAAAATCGTCTTCATATATAAAATCGTTTCCTGTGTTATAAGGTGGATCGATATAGATCATCTTCACCTTTCCCAGATATGTCTCCTGAAGCAGTTTCAGTGCGTCCAGATTATCTCCTTCAATATAGATATTCTCCGAATCCGTTCCTCCTGGAGTTCCGTCTTTTCCTACAGATTTCTCTTTTTCAAAGCGCAGTGTCTTTGCAATCGGCTGATTTGCAAGTACTATTGCCTTTCTCTTGTCCGGCCAGGTAAACTGATAGCGTTCCTGACCGTCGTCCACAACCTTTGCGTTAATTTCCTGCACCAGGACATCCTTATCAATCGCACGGACTACATTACCGTCTTCATCAACGGTTTCTGTAACTGCATCCGGGAATATTTCTGCCAACTTCTTATAATTCTCTTCAGCCAGATCCTTTGTATGCATCTTAAGCTTCTCCATGTGTGATTTCCTCCAGTTGTTTTCTATAATTCTGCAGCTTCTTGTATAATTCAAACCGCTTCTTTGGCTGCTGTTCTTTCCATGCGGCGGTTTCTGTTTTCTTGATCAATTTATTCAGCCGGTTGATTTCATCCTGCGCTTTTAATTGTTCGCTTACCGTCTGGTCCTTTTTCTGCAATACAGCTTCAGATGAGATGGCAACTTGCCTAACAAGGTCATCCCAGATTTCATCAAGGGTGTTCCCTGCAAGTGTCAGCGACAGGTCTTCTTTCTTCATCCATTCTGTACGGTACAGTTTGCTGTGGTAAACGGCCAGCTGACGTTCGTCTTCATAAACAAGCAGGAATACCAGCTTATGCGGATTCTGCCTTGCGATTGCCTCCACTACTTTTCCGTCAAAGTTCTGCTTCCTTAAAGTTATGGACAAAAGCATTATTTCCTTGATCTCTGATTCCTTTGCCAGGTTCAGATTATCCTTTGTCAAACTGTTTGCCACAACGATGCTGTCAACATCTGACACAAATTTCGCCTTCAACGCTGCAGACAACGGAAGATGTCTGTAAAACGCTTCTTTCGGTATGCGTTTATGCACCAGTGTGCTTTCCGGAAAATCTATCATTTACATCACCACCATAAAACAGATCAATTCAAAGTCTTCAAGTCCGGAAAACCCGCCGGACTGGAAGGTCGTCTCACCGGACGTAAAGAAGCTGTCAATATCTTCCTCATCCTTTGCATCGATGATCGAACCGATGGCATCTTCCAGGAGGTTCGAAACCGTGCTCATATTCCGGCCGTCCTTTGTTTTCGTATTAAATCTTTTACACAGCTCTTTATCCGGTTCTGTTTTCCCTCTTGCAATATGCCGCATCTCATCCAGCGTGTCTTTTGGCTGCAAATGATTGGTAATAATCTCACCGTCCATTCCCACATACACCATATAGAACGGATGCAGACGGTTCTGGTTCTTGATGTTGATCTTTGAGTTTACATTTTTCAAGACAAAGATCACACCTGGTTTCTCTCCATGCGCTACAGCATGGATTCCAAGCGGAATATGATCGATATCCTTGTGATCTTTCATGTACGCAAGAAGATCCATCCGAAAGTCATTCAGTCCAAGGTCGGTAATGGAAACACCGGAATTCATCTCTTCCAGATCCATGACTTCTTCCTGTAGCTTCTTCAGCTGCTCTTTTCGGTAGTCCAGGTCTCCCTGCTCGTTTGGATTAATCAGATCATCGTCGCCTGTGGAAGTCATGACGGAGATCCGCATTCTCGTCTCTACTCTTGCTTTTAAATTAATATATTCATCCAAGGTCAAATCCGGCCAGAAGTTTACCAGCTGAATCACCTTATTCTTACTTCCGATACGGTCGATTCTTCCGAACCGCTGAATGATTCTCACCGGATTCCAGTGGATATCATAGTTGATACAGTAATCACAGTCCTGCAGATTCTGTCCTTCTGAAATGCAGTCTGTGCCGATCAAAATATCAATATTGTTGTTCATATCTTCCGGGTACAGCACATCTCTGTCTTTGGATAAAGGCGAAAAGCAGGAAAGCACATGATTCATTTCCGCCTTAAATCCCGGAATGGTCGTTTTTCCTTCAACTGTTCCTGTGACAAGAGCGGTGTTTAAGCCCAGCGCTTTCGCTTTTGGCGCGATATTCTCATATAAATACTCTGCTGTGTCTGCAAATGCTGTAAAAATCAACACTTTTCGATTTCCTGGATTAATTGGATTTTCTTCTTTATTCTGAATCACTTGAATCAGCTGGTTCAGTTTAAAGTCATATTCCGGAGTAATATCCTCCACCATGCCGATGAGAACAGCCAATGTCTCCAGATCCATCTCTATATCCCGTTTCCATGAAATATAGTCCATATCATGAAGGTCGATTTTGACTTTCTTTCCGACAGAGAAGAAGTCCGTGTTCTGATCGTCATCATCAAAATCTGCCGCTGCCCCGGACAGATCGGTCATCTCATCCAAATTTCCGCTGCCATTCTGAATGAAATCGTTGATGATCTGGTCTGTATCATAAAGATATCGATACACTCTCTTTACCGTCAAAAGAAATGAGTGTACAGAGCTTTCCATCCGCTTCAGGAGGTTGATGCTCATGAGTTTCTGGATTCCAGTCTCTCGCCCCTTTCGGAAATTCTCCGTTTCCTCCTCCGACAGATACTTCGACAGTTTGCTCGGCAGAATGTACTGCGTCGGTGTGTAAATCGTCAGCTTCAGATCAGAAAGGCACTCGTAAACTTCCTTGTAATTGATCGCTCCCTTCCTGTCGGTCAGTTTCGGATAAAGGGAAATCGGTTTGTTTCGTTTAGGGAACGTCCCGATTTCACTGGTATCATAATAGGTCTGAATATGATGACGGGATCTTGCAATAGTGACTGCATCCAGCACTTCAAAAAAATCAAAGTCGAGCTGGGAAAGAAGATTCTCTGTTGTCCTTTCCTGCTCCGGCAGCTTGCACCATAAATTGTAGACTTTCTGTGCCCGTCGGAAGATCGTATCGATATCAGACTTTGTATTCAGCTTGTCATTGATTTCTTCCGGGTTTCCTTCATACGCCAGCGCAATCTGATTTTTGAGATCGTTAAAACGATTGTTAACCGGTGTCGCGGAAAGCATCAGGACCTTGGTCCGTACTCCCGGCCGGATTACCCGGTTCATCAGACGCATATAGCGGTTTTCCTTCTCGCCGCCATGTGTGTTGGTTCCGTTGCCATTTCTGAAATTATGGCTCTCGTCGATTACAACAAGGTCATAGTTTCCCCAGTTAATCCGGTCTATCGGAAGACCGATTGGTGTCATTCCGCTGTTCCTGGAAAGGTCTGTATGATACAGCACATCATAACGGAAACGGTCTGCGGCCAGTGGATTATTAACGAGATTTCCACGGTATGTCATCCAGTTCTCAGACAGTTTCTTCGGGCAGAGCACAAGAACATTCTTATTCCGCCCTTCATAGTATTTAATGACAGCAAGAGCGGTAAATGTCTTACCAAGGCCAACACTGTCTGCCAAGATGCATCCGTTATACTGTTCCAGTTTGTTGATGATTCCAAGCGCTGCATCTTTCTGGAAATTATACAGTTTATTCCAGATCACACTGTTTTTGAATCCGGTAGCCTCATTCGGAAGAACGTCCTCTGAAATATCATCCAGGAATTCACTGAAGATGTTATAGAGTGTCATAAAATAGATCAGTTCCGGGGGATTTTCCTGATAAACTGTACTGATCATATCAATGACGTCATTAGTTACATCGGTGAGTTTTTCCTTATCGTTCCAGACCGTCTCAAAGAGATTCAGAAACTCTCTGCTGGCGGGATTTTCCAAACGAGTCACCATATTACTGATATTGTTGCCTCGTTCGCACCCGATATCGACTGCCGTGAAAGAATTCATCGGCATGTAGGTATAGGCATCTTCAGGATTTTCAATAACAAGGAAATTGTTCATCCCTTCTCTTGTGGTGTTGGTTCGAAAGGACGCTTTCCTGCGCATCCAGGCAGCACATTCTTTTGCTACCGCTTTCTGCTTCAGTTCATTCCGAAGGCGTACTTCAAACTCTGTACCATAAAGGCTCTTTTCACGATTGAGACGCGGAATATAGAATTCCCGGCGTTCTTTTGGCGTCTTTTCTGCCACAAAAGTCGGCGACGTGAAGATGAACCTGAATTCATCGCAGGCTTCCAGTTCATCCTTCAGTGCCTGATACGCATAGATAGAAAAGCAGGCTGATGCGATTGACACCTTGCTGCCGGATTTAATTTTCTTAACAAGGTCATCTTTGACAACCCTGGTAGTATTATTAAACGTTTCCATTCAAGCATCCTTCCATCAGTAAGTGAATTATTGGTCCAAAGCATCCCCCTCCGGCACTATCTCCATGATATCCGATACATCGCACTCAAGAGCCTCGCAAATTTTAACAAGAACGGCTGTTGTTACGTTCTCATCTTTTCCCAGCTTTGCAAGGGATGACGAGCTTATCCCTGATGCTTTCCGAAGCTGCGTTTTTGTCATGTCACGATCGATCAGCAGCTTCCATAACTTTTTATAACTCGTTTTCATTTCTCACCGTTTTACCTCTACATTCCAAGAATCCCCATATAATTCACAGTGCTGATCAGAAAGCTTCAGCACGGTATTATCATTTAATATTTTCTGAGTACTTTTACTATAGGTACGCTGTCTATCGAAAGCAATAAATATCTGTTTCCTGCTTTGTTCGTAGATCTTCATTATACCATCAATTGACCCATCGCTAATATTTTTTAAGATCAGTGAGTCATGTGCAATCGCAGGAAGATTTGTTAACGCTAGAATGGACAGATCAAAGATAACCATCCCCTTATAATTCGAACCGGTTCCTCTGTCACCTGGTGTTTCAAATCGATAACTGTTGTAATCGTTAAAATGCAGAATCGGCGGTTTATGTTCTTCCGCGAATAACATATCGTTGTATTCTTTCATTTTCGTATTAACAGACTGTTCAATATCTGCAAGAATGGATGCGATTGCTCGCTTCAGCATATCATCTGCTGCCTTCTTCTGATCCTCCAGTTCTTTCTTCATCACATATGCCTGATTTTGTATTCTCAGTGCATCCATTTTTCCTTTAATCTCAGAATGCTTGTCTAAGAATTCCTTTGAAAGTCCTCCGACAAAACCAAGCTCATGAATTTGATTAACCAAAGACTGCCGCTGTTCTACCAATCCCTCTAATTCAGCCTGAACATTGTCCCGTTCGGCAGTGAACTGTCCGTCGAGTATTTTTGCAAGCTTCCTATGGTATTTTTCTATTTCATACAGTTTTCTCAAATTTACTTCCGGAAAAAATTCCTGAAGCGCAGAAAGATCATTCTCTGTCGGATAAACACCATACTCAATACTTAAATCCAGAAGAGATAGTCTCCTACGTAGGGAATCGATCTGCTCTTCCAATCTCAGCTTTCTGTCTTTTAGCTCCGCTTTTTGCATATTCTTTTGGATATCTTCCTCAGAACTAGCTTCCGCCTGTGCGGAAGTTAATGTATCTAACTGAACCTGAAGGGATTTAATTTCTGCTTCATTTTTTTCATATTGTTCTTTGCCGCCGACAAGATTTGATATGAACTGATAGTCCCGTGCCTTATTGTAAGCTTTCAGTTTTTCCTTCTGCTCATCTTTCCGCTTCGAGTAATCCTCGATATCCTCATAGCGATTGAAAAGCGTGATCAATCTATTTATTGATTTTTCCATGCTATCACCGGGAAGACCGACCAGTGGTCTGCGTTCATTTGTATTTTCTTTTCCGGCAATACGAAAGAAGCTGCTTAGCACCGGGCGGAACTTTAATCCCGGAAAATCCATATGATATTTCTGCTTCAGCCAGTTGGTAAAGTGTTCTTTTGTCCAGACATTGCCTGTCAGATTGTAATTCATATCACAGATCTGAATCTGCTCCGCATCTGCTGTATTTCGGGCAAAGTAGAAATCTCTTCCATCAAATTCAAACGTAAAGTAAATCGTATGATGGCCCATGTGCCTTATACCATCACTTGTTAAATAGGTATTTCCTCCAAACACAAAATCTATTGCAAGCAAGGCAGATGATTTTCCTATGGAGTTTGCCGCATCCTCTTTACCAAGCACTACATTCAGTCCTCGCTTGAATACGATCGGTGGTCGAACTTCACCTTTTTCTATAAATACTGGAGAACTCATTTCTTTAAGCATGAATATACCTCTTCATCTGAATTAATATCAACCGCACGCAATGCATAAAGGCAGTCCATTACTGCCAGAAAATCAGTCGGATCTTTAAGCAAATGACGCATAGAGTCATATAAGTCCATTACCTTCATTGGGCCATCTTTCAGTAGCTGCAGCACCATCGGAACATAATAGAGGGTGCTTTTTTCATATGAATAAAGTTTGTTCGGCAGCTGCATTAGAACACCTCACATTTCTGAATAAAGTAGGAAACAACAATCTGACAAAAAACATCCTCTTGCAGCGTTACCCGCTGCACTTTCCTTGAGATCTCATTGAAGATTTCTGCTTTGGATTTTTTTGTCTTGTTAAGTCTTCGGTACATTCCATTCATCTGTCTCTGGACTTCGTCATAATCAATTTGCTTCTTCTTATCCAGGTTGATCATAATCTGATCTATCTTATTGAAATAGGTCGTAACATATAATTTCACCGAAAGATAAATCGCCATATCCTTCGAAGGATCGAGCTTTTGTGTCAGCTCCTTCGGATCAAGTTTAGATTCAGCAATATCCTTTTCTTTCAATTTCTTAATCCTTGTCACGACACCCGTAATGCCCCGCTCCAACGGAAGATCTTCCAGCAATTCCATACTCTGTTCATGAGTGGAAAGAATATTCTTTTTCGCCTTCAATTCTTTCTGAAGCTTGGCATCATCGTCCATTTGATAAACAGCTGCACAGTTCGGACACATGGCAAGCAGGTTCTGCGGCTCCGGAGCCTTTGATTGATCAATGATGCTGACTTCATATACAGGAACCGTTTCCCCATTTCTGGAAATAATCAACCGCCTGCCACAGTTTGGACAGTGATGATCTGACTCGGCTAATAGATAGTTACCATATTTACTTTTTAAATCAGACGCCTGCTTCTCTTGTTTCTGCTGATTCATTTCAGCTGCAGGAACAAGACCTGCCAGTTTGCGAATGCAGTCTGTCATCCAATCCGCAACTTTCTCTGCCACATTATCTGCATTTACAGAAGGATCATAAGGGTGAAAGTCTTGTGCCATCATTTCACGGTTAGAGATGTCGCTTCCCCCGATCCAGGCAATCATATTCTCCCTGTTCAACCTATAGGCGACCTGTTTCGCAAACTTTTTGGATAATCCTCGTTTCGCATAATTCCGTAGAGTCGCATCTCTTACAATTCCTAATGGATCTCTTTTTACATCCCAATCCTCCTCAGAAAGCTCTGTAATCATTGAAATGAGAGTTCTCATAAATTCAGGGACATCTGCACCGTCAGACAGATATTTTTTCAAAACGGCAAACAATGTTTTGAAATCCACGAAGTTTTCTCCCTTCTCACGTTTTGAACCACGCTGACCCAACCTGACCCAAACAAGACCCAAGAAAACAAAGCCCTGTCATATAATCCAGATAGTTCCAGATCGATGGAATGTTAACGTTGACATATGTTTATAGTTTAACACAAGTCGATTCATAGCTCAAAAATATTGTTCGAGTTATGCACGGAGCAACCACCTCTGTTCTGGACGGATTGATCACCTGTCGCTCAACTGAACGAGGCGGAAAAACTGAATAGTGAAACCAGCTGTCTTTTGAGCAGGCTGCTGCAATTTCGGAATGGAGAGAGCACTCTCCTTCAGAAACTGTAGTGGCCTTTTTATGCCTTTTGCAGCCGATCGTGATGATTCCTCCATTCCGCACAAGCGAATGGAGGTTTTTTATGAAGATCAGCTATAAATCAGTCACTGGCGAAGTCACAGCAGTTGAAGCCACAGCCGATATTGGTGAATTCATCACGGCAAGCCGCCGTGCTGAAGACTCTGCAGACCGGAAGGAACGCAGGCACTGCATTTCTTTGGACGGCATTAAGTATGCGGGCAAAGAGTATGGTTTGCCTGATCCTACAGAAAATCTTTTCAATGACACAGATGAGCGCGATGCCAAAATGAGGACCGCTTTCTCCCACCTCACTGATACACAGCAGCGCCGGTTGATCCAGCACTTTTTAGGCGGTCTTTCTGAGCGCGAGATCGCTCGTCGTGAAGGCAGGGATTATAAGTCCGTGCACGAGTCTATCGCAGCCGCCAAGAAAAAATTCAAGAAATTTTTTCGGTAACGCCCCCATCAAAATGGCTCAGGAATGTCCGTATATCGAGGAGGAAATTAATCCTCCTCGGTATTTTACAGAAAGCGAGGTAACGACTATGAAACATGAACTGGAGATCAGCGTATCGAAGAAACCGAAAAATGGCGGAATCGTGAGCTGCCGTCACCTTTCTATCCGGGAGCGTTTTCTTCGTCTCCTGCTTGGAAAGAAAACAGGCCTTACGGTCATCGTCCCAGGTGACAGCGTTGAGGAGCTTGCTATCAAAGAAGTTCCAGAAGGAGGCAGGTCATGAGGCTCTACGAAATCAATGCAGAGATTCAGAGGCTGGCCGACTCGATGGAGTTTGATCCGGAAACCGGAGAAATCTTAGGTGATACAGATGAGCTGTTTCAGCAGATCGATTCTCTTCAGATGGAAAAGAAATCTATCCTCACCTGGCTGGCGAAACTGATCTTAAATCTCAGGTCCGAGTCCGCCTCCCTGAAAGCGGAAGAAATGCGCCTGAAAAATAGAAGAGATCAGCTCAGTAAAAAGGAAGATCGGTTGATGAAAATCCTCGACCGCGAATGCGCCGGTCAGAAGACAGACCTCGGAATTGCAACCTTTTCCTATCGGAAGACATCGCATCTCGATGTGAAGGACTCAGGGGAAGCTGTGCGCTGGCTGAAGCGGAACAAGTACAAGGACTGCTTCCGTATCCCTGCTCCAGAAGTTGCCAAAACTGAGGTCAAGAAACTCATCAACTCCGGCGTCAATGTGCCGGGCTGCAGCGTGGTCGAAGATTACAGCTGCTCACTTAAATAAAAGGAGGTCATAAACGTGCTTAACATCACCAAGGGGAAAGTAGACCGCGCCCAGAAGACGGTCATCTACGGTCCCGAGGGCATCGGCAAAACAACGCTTGCCGCCCATTTTCCGGATCCGGTTGTTATCGATACCGAAGGTGGTACTGCCTTCATGGACGTACGTCGTATCGATAAACCAGCTTCCTGGGAGGAACTCCTCGGTATCGTCAAGGAAGTCGCTGCCACACCGGGCATCTGCAAGACGCTGGTAATTGATACCGCTGACTGGGCGGAGCAGCTTGTCACTACCTATCTCTGCACCAAGTACAAGCAGAGCTCAATTGAAAGCTTCGGTTACGGAAAAGGTTACACGTATCTGGCCGAAGAATTCGCAAGACTTCTTTCTGCCTGCGATCAGGTGATTGCAGCCGGAATCAATGTGACGATCACGGCTCATGCCAAGATGAGGAAATTCGAGCAGCCGGATGAAATGGGTGCCTATGACCGCTGGGAGTTAAAACTCAGCAAGCAGGTCGCCCCGCTTCTGAAGGAATGGTGCGATCACCTCTTCTTCTGCAACTACCAGACATACGTCGTCACATCCGAAAGTAATGCGAAGAAACCGCAGGGTGGTAAGCGGGTAATCTACACAACCCACCATCCGGCCTGGGACGCGAAGACAAGGGTCAAGATGCCAATGATTGTAGATCTTGACTACAAGAACATCGCCTTTATCTATGAGCGCCCGGAAACTGCCAAACCTGAAGAAGCTTCTGCCACTGAAGAGGCCACGTCCATTCAGAAACTTCATCAGCTGATGAAGGAATCGCATGTAACGGATGCAGAAATCCGGAAGGTCGTCACATCCAAAGGACATTACGATATCACGGTTCCAATTGATAAATACGAGGACCGTTTCATCAACGGCTGGCTTATTAAATACTGGCCGCAGATTTTAAAGCTTATTCACAAGGGCAAGGAAGCCCAGCATTAAATGGAGGTTAACTTATGATTGACAACACGAACATGAACGCCGGGATGGATTGGAATGATGCTCTCGAGACAGATGGTCAGGAATATATCATTCTGCCGGAAGGAGACTACAACTTCACGGTCACGAATTTTGAGCGCGGGCGCTTCCCTGGAAGTGCAAAGATGTCCCCTTGCAACAAGGCAACTCTTACTCTGCAGGTGAAGACCGACGACGGAGTGGCCAATGTTCGCACCGATCTCATTTTAAACCGTCTCGTAGAGTGGCGTCTTTCTGCTTTCTTCCGCTGCATTGGCCAGAAAAAGCATGGCGAGCGCCTTGTCATGGACTGGAACAAAGTTGTAGGAAGCCGTGGACGGGCGCACTTTAAGCCGCGCACCTATACAGACCGTGACGGAAATGAACGTCAGGCAAATGACGTCGACCGTTTCTATGATTACGATCCGAAGAATTTCCCGGAAGAAGATGACTGGATCCCGGTCGATGACGGTCAGGAAACGCTTCCGTTTTAACAAAGGAGGTACAAATGTTTCATCTTAGACCTTATCAGGCTGAAGCGAAGCAGGCCATCCTGAATGAGTGGGATGAGGGGCATCGGAAGACGCTCCTTGTCCTCCCGACGGGATGTGGCAAGACAGTTGTATTTGCTTCTGTCACTGAAAATCAGGTAAATAAAGGACACCGGGTTTTGATCATGGCACACCGTGGAGAGCTTCTTGAACAGGCAGCGGATAAACTGAAGGAAGCCACCGGTATCGACTCCTGCCTTGAAAAAGCAGATTCTACTAGCCTCGGAAATATGCTTCCAGTGACGGTCGGCTCTGTGCAGTCCCTCGCACAGGAAAAGAGACTGTCCCGGTTTCCGGAAAACTACTTTCAGGACATCGTAGTTGATGAAGCGCATCACTGCACATCGGATTCCTATCTGCGCGTTCTGAATCATTTTCCAAGAGCGAATATCCTCGGTGTCACAGCAACCCCGGACCGCGGAGATATGAAAAGCCTCGGTGATTTTTTCGATTCCAAGGCATATGAATACTCCATGACGGATGCCATCAAAGAAGGCTACCTCTGCCCGATCAAAGCACAGCTTATTCCACTTAACCTCGATATCAGCAAGGTTGGAATTTCAAGCGGTGACTTTGCTGCTGGTGAAATTGGCTGCGCATTGGAACCTTATCTCATGCAGATTGCCGAGGAAATGAAAAACTACTGCAAGAACAGAAAGACCGTCGTCTTCCTCCCACTTATCGCGACGAGCCAGAAGTTCTGTAAGCTGCTGAATGATGTGGGCCTTAGAGCTGCGGAAGTGAACGGAAATTCTGATGACCGTTCCGATATCCTGAAGAATTTTGAAGACGGAAAATATGACGTTCTCTGTAACTCGATGCTTCTTACCGAAGGCTGGGACTGCCCATCTGTCGATTGTATTGTGGTCCTTCGCCCGACAAAAGTCCGCTCTCTCTACCAACAGATGGTAGGCCGCGGCATGAGGCTTGCACCTGGGAAAAAGAATCTCTTGCTTCTTGATTTTCTCTGGATGACACAGCGGCACGACCTCTGCAAGCCATCGTCTTTAATCAGTAAGGACGAAATCATTTCCAAGAAAATCGATAAGAGAATGCAGGATAACGCTGACGGTATCGATCTCATCGAATCCGAGGAACAGGCCGAGCGTGATGTCTTGGCAGAACGTGAGGAATCCCTTGCCAGACAGCTTGCAGAAATGCGTGGCAGAAAACGGAAGCTTGTGGACCCGATTCAATATGCACTCTCAATTGCAGCTGAGGATTTAGCGAATTATGAACCTACTTTTGCATGGGAGATGGCTCCACCTACAGAAAAGCAACTTCAGTTTCTGGAACGCCGTGGGATCTTTCCGGATTCCGTTTCCAATGCTGGTATGGCGTCACTCTTAATCGACAAATTGAAACGTCGTCAAGAGGCCGGACTTGCCACTCCAAAACAGATCCGCTGCCTCGAAAGGTACGGTTTCAGGCAAGTCGGGACGTGGCAGTTTTCTGACGCAAGCAGCTTAATCTCAGCGCTTGCCAATAATCACTGGCGCGTACCTTATGGTATTACACCTTCTGGCTATATACCGCACGGAGGCAGATAAATGGAAAATAACACAATTTTACTTTCTGCTCTTAAGTCCATAGACGTCTCTTCCCTCTCCCGCGCAGACTGGATTGCAGTCGGCATGGCCTTAAAAGAGGAAGGACTTCCATGCTCCATCTGGGACGACTGGAGCAGAAACGACCCCAGGTATAAGCCGGGTGAGTGCGAGCAGAAATGGGCAGGCTTTCACGGAAGTCACAACCCTGTGAAAGGCGGCACTATCGTACAGATGGCTAAAGAGCGCGGATGGAAACCGTTTCTCGGTGAAGACGGGGTAATGAATTGGGATGATGCAATCGAGTATGACGGCAACGACGGATTTAACGGGTTCACCGCTCCCGACGCATGGGATCCGGTCAAAGATCTTATTACCTACCTTTCTATTCTCTTTAAGCCTGACGAGCGTGTCGGCTATGTGACAAACGACGTCTGGCAGGATAAGGACGGCAAATGGCTTCCGAGTAAAGGTGTCTATGACCGCACAGCCGGAGAATTGATCGAATCATTAAAAAAGCACCCAGATGACCTCGGAGCAACGATCGGTGACTGGAAGGAAGAAGCTGGTGCGTGGATCCGTTTCAATCCAGTGGATGGTGAAAGCGTTAAGAACGATAATATTACCCGCTTTACCTATGCACTGGTGGAGTCAGATTCCATTCCGGTTTCGGAACAGGATGTCCTTTTTAGAAAGCTTGAGCTTCCGATTGCTGCCCTCGTCCACTCTGGCGGAAAAAGCCTGCATGCGATCGTTCATGTCGATGCAGACAATTACGAGGAATACCGGAAACGCGTCGAATTTCTCTATGATTTTCTTGAAAAGCACAATGTTTCAATCGACAAGCAGAACAGAAACCCTTCCCGCCTTTCCCGGATGCCCGGCGTAACGAGGAGCGGCAACAGACAGTATCTTGTCGCCACAAATATCGGTAGGAAATCATGGACCGATTGGATGGACTTCGTCGAAGGAATAAGCGATGAACTTCCAGGTATGGTCTCACTTTCCGAGTACAAAGACAGCCCGCCGGAACTTCCTGAGGAACTGATCAAAGGAATTCTCAGGCGTGGCCACAAAATGCTCGTTTCCGGTTCCTCAAAGGCTGGAAAATCTTTTCTCTTGATGGAACTTTGCATTGCTATCGCTGAAGGAAAAAAATGGCTCGGATTTGAATGTAAAAAAGGCCGGGTCCTCTATGTCAATCTGGAGATTGATCCGGCATCTGCAATCGTTCGATTTTTAAGAATCTATGATGCACTTGGCCTGCCAAAGAAGCATACCGAAGACATCGTAATCTGGAACCTCAGAGGCCACGCTGTCCCTCTGGATCAACTGGTACCAAAACTCATCCGAAGAGTAAAAGACCAGCACTTAGATGCGATCATTATCGACCCAATCTACAAGGTGATCACGGGCGATGAAAACAATGCATCTGAGATGGGTGCATTCTGTAACCAATTCGATAAGATCTGCACGGAAACCGGATGCTCGACCATCTACTGTCATCACCACAGCAAGGGTGCACAAGGAATGAAGAAGGCAATGGATCGAGCAAGTGGCTCAGGTGTATTTGCGAGAGACCCTGATGCGCAGCTTGACATGATTCAGCTTGAACTCTCAGATGATCTGAAAAATCATGTTGCAGACAGTGGTGCCACAGCTTGGCGGATGGAGTCATCCCTTCGTGAATTTGCGAATATCTCTCCAGTAAATTTCTGGTTTGAATATCCAATCCACCGGCTCGATACAACTGGCGAACTTGCCCGGCTGGGCGCTGAAGGAAGTCCGATTGCAAACCTGACGAAGTCCGGGAACTACTCCACTCCGGAAAGCCGCCACGCCTCAGTAGACAATGCTTATGATGCACTCTGCACAGATGAGAATATCCAGATTACGGTAAAAGATATCGCTGAATACCTTGATATCTCATCCCGCACAGTAAAACGGTATCTGTCCGAGCTGAAGGAATTTTATAACTGTACAAACGGCGTTGTAAAACGTCTCACAAAACCAGATGGACAACCGAAGTAAATCCCGGTTGTCCGGATATGGACGACAACCGATTATTTCTCGTTTGTCCATTTATAGTCAACCGCCTATATATATAGATATATTGTCCGCCTGTGGACGTTCCATGTGGTGGAAGGACGTAAACGTCCGTCCTTCCACACACTGAAACGGAACGCTGCGGCTGACAATTCGAATGGATAAAATGTCCGGAAAGGAACACTTTATGAAATTTTTTATCGAAATGATCCCACCTACTGCGACTGCTCAGGAAAAGCAGGTGCGCATTATACATGGAAAGCCGATCTTCTACGAACCAGCAAAACTTAAAAAAGCCAAGCATCTCCTGACAGAAAAACTAATATTGCACCGCCCCAATAAACCGCTTACTGGTCCCCTTTCCCTTCACGTCATATGGTTATTTCCGAAGGGTAAATCTCACAAGCACGGTGAATGGCGCATTACCCGTCCAGACACCGACAACCTCGAAAAGATGCTAAAAGACTGCATGACCCGTTGTGGCTATTGGAAAGATGATGCCCAGGTCGTGAAAGAGACTGCCGAAAAGCGCTGGTCCGATGAGCCGACTGGTATTTCAATTGAAATTCATAAAATGGAGGAACGCCATGCGTAATGTCTATCAGAACAGCGAAGGATATAGCGATCCGACTGCAAGCATCGCCCTGTCTCACGTGGCTGCAGAAGAAAAGAAAAAACGCTACCGTCCGCTCGTCTACATCGTAAGTCGTTATGCCGGTGACATCCAAGAGAATGTAAACGATGCCAAACGTTACTGCCGTTTTGCTGTAAATCAAGGTGCAATCCCTGTATGCAGTCATCTTCTCTACCCACAGTTTCTCAAGGATGACGATCCGAATGAACGTAGGTTAGGTCTTTTCTTTGGGAAGCTCCTGATGGACAAGTGTGATCAGATCTGGATCTTTTCTGATGGAGACTATTCGTCCGGCATGCAGACAGAATACAACCGTGCCATCAGACGAAGACGCACGATCCGTTACTTTACAACAGATTGTCATGAAACCGGTGATCCTAAATCTGGAGGTAATAATGAATCCTTATGAAGCATTGATTAATGCCATCGTCCTGCAGGCGGTCAAGGACTGGAGGCATGCAGCCATGTTAATCCACCGAAATCCAAACAGCCTAGCAGGACAGCGACTACAACACGATACCGAAAAGTTTTTCAAGTCGAAGTGGTTCTACTTTCTAACAACGGTCGACGGAAACGCACTGCTTCAGAAACTATATGAGGAGGAAAAATTATGATGACACCGAAAGAATACCTTCGTCAGTCGTACCGGCTGGACCAGAGGATTAACAGTGATATTGAAGAGGTCGGAAGACTTCGGAGCATGTCTGCTTCTGTTTCATCCCCTGCTTTTACTGAACGTGTCCAGACCAGCCACAACGGTGATGCACCTTTTGTCCATTCGATTGAAAAGATCATCGAGCTGGAGCACCAGATCGACAAAGAGATTGATCTCTACGTTGATTTAAAGGATCAGATCCGTTCCGTCATTTCCAAGGTCGAGAACACCGATGAGCAGATGGTCCTGCGCTACCGCTACGTTCATAATTACACGTGGGAAATGATCGGGACCTTACTGAATGCGGATGCCAGGACCGTTCGCAGATGGCACGGCGACGCACTGCAGCACGTAAAGGTTCCGGATGATCCAATCACCATCAAAAAATTGTAATTCGCCCGAAATGCCCTAAAATGTCCACCTGTCATTCGTGGTAATATATACTTAGCGAAAAGCAAGATAGTAAGACAAGCCTCGAAAGGTTAATCCCTTCCGGGGCTTTTGTTATGCAAGGGAGTGAAAGTCATGCCAAGGAAACCTAAGCGTCCCTGCCGCTACCCAGGCTGCAGCAACCTCGCTGAAGATGGTGAGCAGTACTGCCCTGCTCATAAGAAACAGATGCAGCAGCACTACGACCACTTCACCCGCGGCTACAACGGACATAAGCGTTACGGGAGTCAGTGGAGAAAGATAAGGACCCGCTACGTAAAAAAGCACCCTCTCTGCGAGGAGTGCCTAAAGCAAGGGCGCTACGTTCCAGTTGAGGAGGTCCACCATATCATTCCGATCTCCGAAGGTGGAACGAACGACGAAAGTAACCTCGAAAGTTTATGCCGGAGCTGTCACGAGAAGATCCACGGGAAACGCGGTGACAGATAAAAAGACCGCCCCATTGCAGGCGGTCTTTGTTACATGTTAAAGAGATCCGCATGGCTTCCAGTGTCTACCAATGTCAGTGTGAGGATGTCGTTCTCTATCAGATAGACGAGAAGCCAGTCCGGCTGAATATGACATTCACGGAAGCCTTTGAGTTTTCCCTTCAGTTCGTGGTCATGGTACTTCTCCTCCAGTGCTTTACCCTGACGTAAAGTGTTGATGACGTCATCAAGAAGAGAAAGGTCCAGCCCACGCTTCTTCATCAGCTTATAGCTTTTCTTATAAGCCGAAGTAAATTTGACGTTTAAGTTCATTCAGGCTTCAAGAGCTTTCTTAAGATCTTCCATGCTGGTGTATCCCGGCACGTCAGGGTCACGGGAAATGCGCTTTGCCTCATCGGCAGCGCTGAGCAATTCTTTAGAGTACTGTGGAACCTCAACCTTGAAAGGAAGTCCGCCTCTCATAATGCACTGTCTTAAGAAAATATTGACAGCGCCGGACATATCCAGACCGAGTTCATTAAAGAGTTCGTTCGCCTGCTTTTTGACACCGGAATCAATACGGATCTGAGTTGGAACTGTAGACATATAAATCATCTCCTTTCAGCTCAGATTATAGCCCGTTTGGTTTACGTTGTCAATCAAAATGATAATATTCTGTCGGTAGGGGCGGTCTGAATCTCTAAAGGCAATCAGCCAAAAGACCGGCGCCCCCTATCGCGTGAATTTTTTCCGGTTCAAACGGGTGATTAAACCCTGCCAACTTCAGAAAGGAGATGAAAAGCGTGGCAAGAGATGGAACCTACCGCGGCGGCAGACGAATACGTGCCGGTGACAAACCGGCATCTGCCGCTGAGAAAATAGCAAAAGGACAGAGACCTCTGATCATGAGAAATGACATTCCGGATCTCGAACCAGAAGAACTGGATGCCGTGGATCTTCCGGAAGGCGCTGTGCTTCAAGGAGCCGACATGCCGAAGCCTGATGAGTATCTGTCCGCAAAGCAGAAAAATGGCAAGCCGCTCGGCGCGGACGCCATCTACAAAGAAACCTGGCTCTGGCTCAAGAAACGTCACTGCGAGAATCTCGTGAACAAGCGTCTCATCGAGTCCTATGCACAGAACTTCGCCAGATACATTCAGTGCGAAGATGCGATATCGACCTACGGACTCCTCGGCAAGCACCCGACGACTGGCGGCGTAATCTCCTCCCCCTTCGTTCAGATGGCTTCTCAGTTTCAGAAATCCGCCAACCTGATCTGGATGGAGATTTATGACATCGTAAAGCAGAACTGCACCGAGGAGTTTACGGATAATCCGAATGACACGATGGAGCAGCTCCTCCGCTCACGGAAAGGACGATAAATGGATAACGAAGAAAAGCAAACACAGTACTATCTCGCTGATATAGATACGATCATACCATACGCCAGAAACGCCAGAACACACTCCAAGGAACAAATCGCTCAGATCGCCGCATCAATTAAGGAATTTGGCTTCCTTTCTCCAATAGTTGTATCGGATGACAATACGATTCTCTGTGGTCACGGCAGGTACTATGCGGCACAGCAGCTTGGACTTAAAAAGATACCGTGCGTGAAAGAAAAATGGTTGACCGATGCCCAGAAGCGTGCCTATACCCTCGCTGACAATCAGCTGGCTTTAAATGCCGGATGGGACGAGGACATGCTCTCTGTAGAACTATCTGATCTTCAGGCTGACGACTATGATCTGTCGCTTCTCGGATTCGATGAAAAGGATCTGGAAAAACTGATGATGAATCCCGATGATACAGGTGCAAAGGACGATGATTTCGATCTGACTGCTGCTCTTGAGAAAGCCTCCTTCGTAGAAAAAGGTGATCTCTGGACAGTCGGAAAGCACCGGCTGCTCTGCGGAGACGCTACTTTCTCTGAAGATGTAGATACACTTATGGGTGATAAGACCGCAAACCTTATCGTAACGGATCCGCCGTATGGAGTCTCGTTCAAGGCGTCCGACGGACTTACGATTGAAAACGATAGCTTAAAAGGCGATGAATTTTATCAGTTCCTGCTTGCTGCATTTACCAACATGGCGGATCACTTAGAGAAAGGTGGTGCTGCGTATGTGTTTCATGCAGATACGGAAGGGCTCAACTTCCGGAAGGCCTTCATCGATGCAGGATTTCACTTAGCCGGTGTGTGTATTTGGGTAAAGAACTCACTGGTACTTGGAAGGTCGGATTATCAGTGGCAGCATGAGCCGATCCTTTACGGATTCTTACAGAATGGCAGACATCCGTGGTACTCTGACCGGAAACAGACGACGATCTGGAACTTCGACAAACCGAAACGTAACAAGGACCATCCGACATCTAAACCGCTTGATCTTCTCTCCTACCCGATCAAAAATTCCAGTCAGGAAAACGCGATCGTGCTCGACACCTTCGGTGGCTCCGGTTCCACGATGATGGCCTGCGAGCAGATGAACCGGACCTGCATGACAATGGAACTCGACCCGAAATACGCATCGGTCATCCTCCGTCGATACGTGGAAGATACCGGTGATTCCGAGCACGTGTTTGTCGAACGTGGCGGGAAGAAAATCCCATATTCTGACCTGGTCAAAGAAGTCGAAACCGCCTGAAGAATTCTCACATAAAGCTTGATATTTAAGGCTTTTAGAGCGATATATGTACGTACCAAAAGAACACATCACAAGGAGGTACGCAACATGAAATTAAGCTATAACGCAACAGGAGAAGAACGGAAATCCCTGGTTACAGAGATCTGCCGGATCACCGGAGATGTATCCGAGTACCAGTACATGCCGACCTGCGCCTACAAGATCGGTGATGTCACGGTGGATAAAACCGGAACCGTATTCTGCGAAGATGAAGAAAAGCTCCGTCACATCGAAGAAGAACTGAAGAAAGTCGCCTTTGTACCATCAGACAATGTTGAGGACGAAAAGGTCGAGGAAGAAAAATGCGGACTTACCATCGAGGTTCCGCTCGATAAAGTAAGCGTCGGCAACCTTTCCAACATCCTTCAGGCAAAAGGAACGCTGATCCGTCATGCCCTTGGGATCAGTGACCTTGGGTTTGAGATTAAGGAAGACCGGATTGCATTCCCATGGTTTTCTGAAATGCCGGAGGCAGAGGAAGCGAAAGCCTATACGGATTTCATTTCCAAGCTCTGTAAACTCACTAAGGAACTTAAGCGGGCAAGCAGCAGAGAGATGCCGGTAACCAATGAGAAGTACACGTTCCGCTGCTTCCTTCTTCGGCTCGGATTCATCGGATCAGAGTACAAGAAGGAACGGAAAATCCTGCTTGAGAATCTCTCCGGAAATTCCAGCTGGAAAAACGGCGCTCCGGAAACGGAGGTGCAGGCATGAGAACGATCAGTGCAGAGCAGCTTGAAGACTTAAGAAAACAGTACCCTGACGGAACCCGCGTGGAGCTTCTTCAGATGGACGATGTCCAAGCACCACCTGAAGGAACGTGTGGCACGGTCAACGGCATTGACGACACCGGTTCCCTGCTTGTCAGCTGGGACGACGGTTCTGGCTTGAATGTGATCTACGGTGAGGACATCGTAAGAAAGGTCGGTGAATGACATGGACAAAAAAGTAAAAGAACAGATTCTCGCGATCCAAGGCACCGGCCTTACGAACATGTTCGACTTGAACATGGTGCAGCGTCTCGCCTACGAGCGGGATTTCTACGACTTGGTCCTCTACCTCACATTTCACCGCAGAGAATACGTCCATTTCATTCTTCATGGAGATAGCGAAAACGCCTGAAAAATACACATTTTCTCCGATAAATGACTTGCTATTACATCCGTTTAGAGTGATATATACACTAACAAAAGAAACACACCAAACAAACGGAGGCAAACCATGAAGAACATTTTCGAAGAAACCTACAGAACCATCCAGGAAGCAAAGAAAGCTTATGACAAAGCGGAAACCGCAGAAGAAAGAGACATCGCAAGGGAAACCGCAAACGCAGCGATGGATAAACTCAGAAACCAGGGAGATGTCGCCTACACCATCTGGAGAGCCTTTGAGAAGTCAAAAGACAACGAGAACGAAATCCTAAACTTCGACGACGTCATCTGGGATCGGGATGTGGAAGCCATCACAGCCTGCCTTAAGGAAAACGGAATCAAGGAATTCACCTACTCCTGCCAGGCAACCGACGCGGTTGAAACCCTCTGGCTTTTCAAAGAAGCCGGCTGCAGGATCGGCGAGATGATCGAGGTAAACGTTCGGAGAGCCTTCTTCGGAGAAGGCTACGAAAAGGCGCATGCCTTCAAGATGAGCATCTGCTAAAGGATGCCGGAAGGAGCCCATAAACGGGCTTTTTCTCGTACAGGAAGTCTATGAATAAATACTTCATATCCGAAAGATACCGCTTGCTATATGTGCGCATCAGAGCGAATATACACATACCAAAAGAAAAGCGCACAAAGCAAGGAGGAAGAAAACTATGTGGAGCAAGGGAAGCATCGAGATTGAAAACACGATTTGTAATTACTGGATAAAGCATTATGAAGAGCCGAGCGAAGACTACGGCATCGACGGAGGAAGAATCAGCAAGTTGATGATCAAGGTGGATGGAAAAACCACATTGAACTACGACAGAGGCTGGGATATCGAGCCGGAGGATGAAGCAAGCCAGCTGGCCTACGGAATCCTGATTCACGAATATAACTAAGAAAACAAAAGGAAGCGGAGCTTAGGGCTCTGTTTCTCGTACAGAATAGATGAAACGAAGGCCGCAGCAATGCGGTTATTTTTATGCCACAAAGGAAGTGAACGACCCTTGGCCATGCGAAAACTAAAGAATTACAAGCCGACACGTTTCATGGCAGAAGACTCAAAGTACAGCAAGGACGCCGCAGACTATGCCGTGCTATTTATCGAAAGTCTCCGTCATACCAAAGGCAGTTGGTACCGAAAGCCCTTTGAACTGATCGACTGGCAGGAACGGATTATCCGCGACGTCTTCGGAATCCTAAAGCCGAATGGCTACCGGCAGTTCAACACGGCCTACATTGAAATTCCAAAGAAACAAGGCAAGTCTGAGCTTGCCGCAGCGGTCGCCTTGCTTCTTACCTGCGGGGACGGAGAAGAGCGTGCTGAAGTTTACGGCTGCGCAGCGGACCGAAACCAGGCAAAGATTGTCTATGACGTGGCTGTCGATATGGTGCGCCTCTGCCCTGCTCTTGATAAGCGGGTGAAGATTCTGGAATCCCAGAAGAAGCTCATCTACCTTCCAACTAACAGCACCTATCAGGTACTTTCTGCAGATGTGGCGAACAAGCATGGATTTAATACCAGTGGCGTCATTTTTGATGAGCTGCATACGCAGCCGAACCGGAAGCTCTACGACGTTATGACGAAAGGATCCGGCGACGCCAGAACGCAGCCACTATACTTTTTGATTACGACCGCTGGAACGGATACGAACAGCATCTGCTACGAAGTCCATCAGAAGGCGCTTGATATCATCGAAGGTAGGAAAATCGATCCCACCTTCTATCCGGTGATCTACGGCGCTGAAGAATCTGAGGATTGGACCGATCCAAAGGTCTGGAAAAAGGCGAATCCTTCTCTTGGCATCACGGTCGGCATCGATAAAGTACAAGCTGCCTGCAACTCAGCAAAGCAGAACCCCGGTGAAGAGAACGCCTTCCGGCAGCTTCGGCTGAACCAATGGGTGAAGCAGGCCGTCCGCTGGATGCCGATGGACAAGTGGGATGCCTGTGCATTTTCTGTGGATGAAGATGACCTGGAAGGCCGCGTCTGCTATGGTGGTCTTGACCTCTCCTCCACTACAGATATCACGGCATTCGTTCTTGTTTTTCCACCAAGAGACGAGACAGACAAATATGTCGTGCTCCCCTACTTCTGGATTCCGGAAGATAATGTGGACCTCAGGGTTCGGAGAGATCATGTGCCATACGATCTTTGGGAGAAGGAAGGATACTTAGAAACAACAGAAGGAAACGTCATCCACTACGGATTCATCGAGAAGTTCATCGAAAACCTTGGTGAACGATTCAATATCCGGGAGATTGCCTTCGACCGCTGGGGAGCAGTTCAGATGGTCCAGAACCTTGAGGGCATGGGATTTACGGTCGTTCCATTCGGACAGGGGTTCAAAGATATGACCGGTCCCACAAAAGAACTCATGAAGTTAACGTTGGAACAAAGGATCGCCCACGGTGGTCATCCTGTGCTTCGCTGGATGATGGACAACATCTTTATCCGGCGTGACCCAGCAGGCAATATCAAGATGGATAAGGAAAAATCAACGGAAAAGATTGACGGAGCAATTGCTCTAGTGATGGGGCTTGACCGTGCACTCCGTGGCGGTAACGATGACGGCTCATCTGTTTATGATGAGCACGGTATTTTATTTCTGTGAGGTGATTCATATGGATGTTAACGATGTTGTCGGATGCAGGTTTGGAAAACTACATGTGGATTCATATGCTGGATCCGATTTCTATGCAAACGAAAAGAAACGCCGAAGTTTCTACAACTGCACATGCGATTGCGGAAATCATGTAAAAGTCTGCAGAAAACTTCTGATTAGCGGCAGACAGACGACATGTTGCCATTGCTGTCGCATTGAATCTGACAATGATCACTTACGTTATGTC